CGAGCGAGAGCAGATTCGCTTACCGTATGGGGACGAGAGGTCCCGCGAACTCATCTCCAAACTGGAGCACGAACTAATCATGTTTGGTATGAGCAAGGAGGGTAAGTTGGACAGCATCGCTCGGCACGACGACTTCGCCATAGCCCTCGCTCTGGGTAACTGGGCTACCACTGAGTTCCGTGAGCGCATCATCGATTTGGACTCCTTGATGTCGGGGTTGATAGAATGACTTGGGGCACTCTGATAATAGGGGATGATTATGACTCCTTGGTCAAGGAGGCAGACTCTGGGCGTTATTGGGTCACACAGCAGTTGTTGCAGCACCCTCTGCTCAAGTCCGGCCTGATACTAGACGAGGAGTTAGATGTGACTCCTCAGTATTCCCCGGTCTTGGAAAAGAGTGACACCAGCACCCTTTCGCCAACTGGTTGGTTCGATGGGACTTTCGGTGTTGACGCTAATCAGTTGGTCAAGGATTTACGTCGAAGACGCAGAGTGCACAAGGGGTATCGGGAGGAGATAGATGACACTATTTCCCTCATTCGTACCCTGAAGAGCATGGAAGTCGATTCCCTTCTGAGTTCAATACCATGGATTGATGGCTATGAGCAGACTGTCAAGAACCTAGGATTGTCTGACCGTGATTTGAAGTCACTGCGTAAGTTCGCGGAGAGACGAGAGGTGTCCCTCAAGCAAGCATGTATCCAGTGGGATAATGCCAATGGGGTGCTTACCAAATTGTCTCAATTGAATGACTTGGACTCTGACCAACAGACTCTCTGGTCTGAAGCAGTCGAGAAGCGGAATGAAGCCAAGAAGATGTGGAGGCATACATTGCATCAGACAGATACCTTGAGCAAGGATGAGGGGGTTTGGCTATCCTCTGCTGCTGAATTACTGCTAGAGAAGGGCCCTATGGGCTCCCGCCAGATTGTAGAGAGGATTATCAAGTACGACGCCCGGAACAAGGGCCTCACCCCTCAGAAGATGGGTGCTCTCCTGAAGATGTACGGTAGCGAGCATGACATCGTCAAGAACGGGTCTCGTTGGGAGTCCGAAGGCATGAATCACGATTTGCTTCTCAAGGACCCATGGGCTTATGCGGCAGGCTTCCTAGACGCTGATGGTTACATCACCATTACCAAGAGAGGAGAGCCTAGGGCTGGAATGATAGCCACAGGGACTCGAGGGAGGCTGCATTGTGAGCAGATGTACAAGACTCTTGGTTGTGGTGTGTTGCAATTGGATTTGAAGATTCATAAGAACAGTCGCCGTAGTCAACACAGACTGCAGTTCTATGGCGCTGATGACTTGCGTAAGTTACTGAAAGGGGTCCTCCCACATCTCCAATTGAAGACCACACAAGCGAATGCCGTGCTAGAACTCTTGGATTTGAGGGGGCGAAGTAGTGATATCGCTAAGAATCGCCGTGTTGATTTGTACCGTGTAGTGAAATACGCCAATTGGCAGGATGTTAATGGTAAGGAACTTCTTGAAGAGTGGAAGGTTGATGAACAAGACCTCGCCTCAATGGAGGCAGTGGACCCTGAGGTTATCCGCCTCGTGGATGATGCTGGTGGCATATTAGGTGATATTTGATGGCAGATGAAGGTCGTATTGGGCGTTTCCTCGATAGGATGACAAAACCGTTCCGTCGTAAGACTACCCCTGAGCCGATAATGCCCCTTTGGAAGGCTGGCATACAGGAACCTGTCCTTGTCCAAGGTGTCAGCATTCCAGCACTCTACGCCACTGTGCAGGAGAGCATCATACTACGTACTACAATGAACACCCTCTGTCAGGAGATATTCAGGCGGGGCTTCTACTGGAAGAGGAAGTTCCACAAGCAATGCATGGATTGCGATGAGGAGTTCCAGCATGACGTCGATGAGTGCAAACTCTGTGGTAGTAGTGAGTTGAAGTCTGCTGACGCTGACCAGATTATCTACCCTAGGTGGTTCATCAAGCAGCGCAATAGCATGGACCAGTCATTCATGGATGTCCTCCGTGAAGTCGAATGGGACTTGAACATAGTCGATGATGGGTTCTACATCCTCGTCAAGGAGTATTACTTGGACCCCAAGGACGGACAGATACAGTTCTACAGGGTGAGGGATATAGTACGTGGCGACCCCACCTTCATGCGTATAGTGGCGGACAAGAAGGGGACTCGAGGTGGTCGTTATCTCATATGCCCCGTTCACAGGGACAAGACGTACCCACATAGCAAGGAGAGTCAGAAATGCGAGACCTGCAACCTCGATTTGCAGGACGTCCACTTCATCAATACTGCAGGTTCGGGCAAGACCCAGTACTACATCGAAGGCGAGGTAGTCCACGTCTCCAAGTTCAATCCATCCAAACTCTATGGGCGTAGCCCAGTCGCTACACTGTGGCGTCAGGCGATGACCCTCACAGCAATGGACAATTACATGTACCTCGCTTATCAGAAGAGGAGGATACCCAGAGGGGTACTCGCTATAACCACTGATAACATCCAATCCACAGCCTCCTTCTGGAAGGGTGCAGAGGAGAAGATGGAGCGTGACCCGAATTATATCCCCAAGGTGGGCATAGAATCAGCCACTGGGAGAGGTCGTGTGGAGTTCGTCCGCTTCATGGACTCATTGGACGAGATGCAGTATGGTGCAGTCCGTGATGAGTTGAGAATGCGAATAGCAGCCTTCTATGGAGTCTCCAACATCTTCATGATGGATAGTGGCAAGGGTGGTGGACTCAACAACGAGGGCCTGCAGATTCTGGTCACCAACCGAGCAGTGGAGTTCGGTCAGAAACTGTACAAGAGGGACATCTTCCCTCGAATCTTCGAGGAGATGGGCATGACTGACTGGGAATTGACGCTGTACCCGAACGAGGAGGAGGATGACGTCACCCGTCTCCGTAGGGATGAGATGGAGGTCAATATCGCGCAGAGGATGCAGCAACTCGGCTTCCAACCCGAACTGACTGAGGATGCAGGTAGGGACATACGGTTCGTCTACAAGAAGCCCTCTCCTGAGGAGATGGAGCAGCAAGAGCAGTTGCAGAACGTGCAACAGCCCGGAGGAGGCGGGTCACCGCCACCAGCAGCACCGCCGCCACCAATGGCTCGCCCACCTATGCCAATGGCAGGTGCTGGGATGGGGATGGCGCCCGGCATGCCGATGGGGAGACCTCCTATGAGAGGTCCCATGCCTGCAATGGGAGGTGCTGGAATGCCGATGGGAGGGGCAATGCCGCCCGGTGGCGCTCCAATCATGATGATGGAGAAAGGGGTGACTGGAGTACAATCCCCCAACTCCTCAGGTAGGGATTCCCAGTTATCAGGCGGGCGTAGGAAGACCAAGCAGCGAGGGGAGGAGGACTCACCTGAAGTGAAGGCCCAGAAGCAGATAGAGCAAGCCATGCGACAGGCTGAAGACCCCATGGGTAACCAACCCAAGTCCAATCTCTCCTAAGCAATAGATTAATGAGCAAGTCGTTCCTCGAAGGGACGATGTCGGACACGATTGTCAAACTCGACCCAATGGTTAGGAAACTCGAAACTAGTATTAGCGAGTTCAAGAACGCCCTGCAAAACAACGACTTGGTTGCTGCTCAGCAGTTCCTGAGGTCCATCAACCAGACCAGTGACTACCTCTCGGAGGATGTCACTTCAATCTACAAGTCAGAGACAGAGGCTAACAAGGCTGTCGGGGTGAATGACATCTACGCTGGTGGTGCACCAGTCTTGGAATTCAAGGACCAAGGTGCCATCATCAAGGGTGACAGGCCTCTGGGATACATAGGCCCTGATGGAATCCAATCTAATTGGAAACCACAACACGGTTTCGGACAGAGGGTTGACTGATGTCAGATGACGTCAGTACTCTCGTAGGTGCTCTCATCACCAAGATGGAGCGCATGGATGGCGATATCAATACCCTCCAAGCGCAGAACGTCGAACTGAAGAAGATGGTCTCCAATCCAGATTTGCTATTGAAGCAGGCTGGTTTCGTCAGGGCTGTAACCCCAGCCACTGAGGATGTATGGGGTGACCCTCTCAGAGGTGAGAGGAATGAGGTCATCGAGAAGGCTGCAATCGCCATCGATGGTGTCATGGTCATGCCGGAGTCCAATGCTGATTGGCACGAGATGGGTTGGGATGACATTCATGCAATGGCCAATGAGGCCGCAGTAGTAGAAGGAAGGCCGGTGGACCAATGAAACCAATGAAAGTGATAGCAGGGGAGCACGCTCCTGATGTGGATGACCTACTAGAGAAAGCCAAGGACATGGATGACATGCTCACCAAGGTGGCTGAACTCAGAGACGACTCACAGATGAGGAACATCACTGGTGTGGAGGAGGCTCCAATGTCTCACTACTGGACCAACCAGCAGCAACCGGAGGAGGGAATCGAGAGCGTTACGAACAGGGGTGCACTCAGTGAGACCATCTCCTTCGACACCAATGCCAACCCACACCAGACGGGCTCTACCCTATCTGCACACGAGAATAGCGGTGGGGAACTGAAGAAGGCAGGTCTCGAAGACCTACTAGCAGGTGCTGGTGGTGGCCCGAAACCACCCGGTGGACCACCCGGCTTACCCGGCATGGGCAAGCCACCCGGTATGGACAAGCCACCTATGGGTGACATGGATGACATGGGTGATGATGACCCTGACGGCCTCGCTGATAGAATCAAGGGTCTAGTCGATAAACTAGCAAGTAAGGCAGGTGGACCAGAGAAGATGCCTATGCCACCCGGTGGACCACCCGGTGGACCACCCGGTGGACCACCCGGTGCAGGCGGACCACCCGGTGGTATGCCAAAGCCACCCGGCGGACCAATGTGAGGTTGAGGTGGTGATTGTGTGTCTAGAGAGGACCCTCACCAGTTCTATCTAAGGGCTCGTGAAGATTTCATAAAGTCTCCCGGTCTCAACGAAGCAGCCAATCTCTACTTCGCTGTTGAGAACCTGCACGCTCACGGTATTCCTTTCCACACTCCCGACTCTGTGAGGAAGGCGTATCTCCTATTGAAGAACGAAGACGTCATTGAGGAGGATGATGGCAGTGAGAGTGGCTCTTATGGTGGATTCAAGGGTCAGACCGAGCAGGAAAAAAGAGACTTGAGGCGATTAGCACGAGAGAATGCTGATAGAAGAAAGGGGAAGACAGGGACTAAGTTTCGCAGAATGGACACCCCTAGCAACTACCCAGACCTACCTCCTGCATTCGACCCCTCCACATCAGACCTGCCTTTGAGTGATTTCTTCAGGCACCACAACAAGGACTTGAGGACGTTGTGGGAATTCATGGCAGTGAATGAGAGGGTGGTCCCAGAGCAAATGGTAGATGCGTTCTATTCCTATCGCCCGACTGGTGACCACCCCCTCAGTAGCATATTCGATAGTGGGTTGGATGGCCAGAGCAAATGGCACTCTCTCCTCGATAGGCTCTACACACCCACTAGTTCTGACAATGCAGCGACTCTGGATTCCAAGATGAAGAGGTACGAGGAGAAGTTCGGCTCCGCACTGGATTCCAATGAGATATCCACAGAGCGCTCCCATCAGGAGATGTTCGGCAAGTTCGATGACAATTCAGTAGGTCTCCATGACTTATTCCTCGGTGGCTTGGGTACATGGCAAGCCGGGCATAAGATGAATTACGGGCAGGAGGGCGATACAGAGAGTTATCTAGCACATCTCAAGATGAAGATGGAAGGCGTGCCGCAGTCCATCATCTCCCAGACCCTGTTCAATGAAGATGGCAGCCTCAGGAAAGACCACGCTACCCGTGCCAAGACCGCTATACGAAACTCTGCTGATTCGCAACAGCAGATGGGGCTCCTCCCCCTCCTACTGGGTCTCGAGAATCTAAGTACTGCAGATGGCAAGACTGCCATCAAGTGGTTCATGGATGGCGCGCAAGGCAACATCCAGAATAACCCCACCTCCCGCTCGGAGACGAACTTCCTCAATGGACGGAAAGACCCTGAGTCCCTACTGTCGCGTATCTGGAAGAAGCGGCTGAGCGCCATCTCTGCTGGTCTGACCACACCTCTGATACAGGCAGGGATACAGCAGTCTCCCACTAGAGCGACAGACATGTCCGGTTCATATGGTGGGAAGAACTACAGGGGTTTCAAGAGGGACCCTTCCAGTCGTGAGGCGGACTTGTGGCACAAGGCCCTAGTATGGTGTAGAGCCGACAAGGATGGAGTGCATAAGTTGCACAGGGAAGAGAACCCCCCTGTGTTCCATCAGATGATGAACGAGTTCGGCATCCTACCGAATGGGAAGGGACATTACTCAGGCAGTCATCCTAAGATAAATGAGAAGTTGATTGACGATTGGTTGATGAATGGAGTCAAGGGCATCACTCGGGAGCAAGTAGCCAAATTGAAGGAATGGAAGGAGAAGGTCGAGAAGTACTCGAGTAAGGATTGGACCAAGACAGCATGGGGAGCACCATATCACGCCCCTACTCATCCAGACGGAAAAGACTCCTTCTCCAAGGTGTATCACGACATATTCGCCTCTGGTGAAGGAGGGCACAGCATGAGCCCTGCCGATTTAATGCAAGCGATGCACCAGATGTTCGGTGGCATGTTCACGATGAGGCCTCATTACGAGGCCAGTGATTTGCAAGGGAGCAATAAGAAGACTGTCAGGCAGGTGATATACGATGATGATGGGGTCGACACCCGGCGGGGCGGGGATGCTGACTTCGGTGGCTGGGCTGCAGCCACTGACATGATTGGGGAGAGTGGCATGGTGCCATACGCAGGGCGTGGGGAGTCAAAGGAGGGCGAACCGCTAGGGATGGACTACAACTCTTGGTTAGGGATGCTCCTACCCAAGGACCGTGACATCATCAGCAATCTCGAGGGCTCAGGGAGCCCCTTGTATAGCACTAATAGCATGTATGACTTCGCTGCGTTACCCAAACTCCCATTCTCCCTGAGGGACTATCACAAACAGCGTAGGTCTGCGGACCCACCGCAAAGGTCTGGTGACCGGATAGGGGACGGTCTCCATTTATCTAGCGATGATGCGAGACGACATATGGCTCATCAAACTAGTTACAACCTAGGCTCCACCTATCCCCATGAGGAGGAGCATGACCTAGGGGATGCCGATAGCATGACGCACCTCATCGACCTAGTGATGGGGATATTCCAAAGTCATGGGCAACCCCATTCATTCTTCGATGAGTTCTTAGGTGGTCCTGATTACTTCCTCAGTCAATTGCTAGACCGCCGTCATGACCCAATCACCGAGGACGTCTCCTCCCCCCTTCCAAATCCAGACCTCGCGACTATCGGGAGATTGCTCGAAGGGGCGAATCTGATGCGCTACTTGAAGGAAGGTCGTACTGGCCATGAGAAGATAGCAGACTCGCCGTATGACAATATCGGGGACCGATACGCCCTCTACTACCATGACGAGGATGGGATATACCCCGGTACTGAGGGGGAGAGTGATGGATTGCTGCATGGCTTGGAGCCTGATACCGGGAGGGGTGACTCAGTTCCCCAACGCTTCAATGAGTTCAAAGCCTCTCCTGAGGCCACACCTATCGAGAACCTCCTCATACATCCCCACGAGAGAGTGTCCCATGGTAATAGGGGCATAGGCTCAGTGAAGGAATTGAGAGAACTGTTGGCAGGCCACCCCTCTGCCCCAGAATCCCTCGACTCCGTTTTCCATCAGCAGAGACTCAGTGCGATAATCGCTGACTTGGCTAATAGGAAGGGTTGGGATAAAGAACGCGAGAGAACGGAACTCAGCAGAGCGACAGGGGCGATAGCCCCTGCGGAAACAGATAGAGTCGACGAATGGGGTAAATGGGTCCCACATGGTGGGATGGAGAACTATGATATATACCCCGTATTAGACCCAGATTCCGACAGCACTTGGACTACGGGTCGTTTCGGTAGACCTAGCCATGCAGAGGGCCCCTTGGCACGCCCCAGTCCTCTGTTGGAGGCAGATGATGAGGAGAACTGGGACAGCAATTTCAATGATAACTTCTTCAAGTACCTAATCACATCGAGGGCCTATCGGCTGGGTAGCAAGAGACTCCAACAAGGTCGCTCAAGCGTCGACATGGGTCAGGGCTTGGTCGGTGACATGGGTCTGGGGGGTGGTAGTGAGGCAGAGGAAGATAGTGAGGAAGGTTCTGGGTACCTGCTTGCCCCAGAGCCCTTCTCTCTCATGTCTCGTCATATAGAACGACTACGGGATTTGGCCCTAACCTTCTCAGAGGACAGCATAGCGCGCAAGAGGGTCGAAGAAGCCATACGCAAGCAGCAGGAGATGCAATTCCAAGTGGCGTATTCCAATCAAGGTGCCTTCGATGATTCCGATGCTCAGATTGGTAGGGTGAACTATGCTCATATGTTCCTCAGAATGATGGGGGATACCTTGCATCACACTGGTCTCGTCGCTCAGGCTCTCAAGAAGCACTTCATCTCACAGGACCAGAATAATGCTGGCCTCTTCGGGCCGGACCCTCAGGGATATGCGAATCACATGGAACTCCTCCATTTCGCTAACTCCCTGCTTCACGCCCCTGACCAATCATGGCGGAAGGCCTTGGGTACAGAGATGGCCAAACTAGGTGATGAGCCCCTCTCCAATCAGATATCGGAGCCTCATACGGTATCATCCTACATATCTCCCGTGGTGAGAGAGGGAGTCTACAATCTCGAAGCAGGTCAGTTCGAGTCCGCAGAGGCAGATGGAATCGAGCATGAGCGAATGACTGGGGCCTTCAAAGGCGCTGAGATACCCAAGGGGACAGCCATCGCCCGACATTACATAGAGAACGGGCATGGGATAGGAGGCGCTGATGTGCATGCTCGTGCCCGCCGTGCTTTGGCTATTCTAGATTTGTATAACTCGCCGGAGGACTTCATGGGGGACCTAGACAACATCTACTCTAGAGGCTCTAGAGGAAGGACCGTGACAGGCCCTGAAATCCAGAGGGGTAAGAGTGACTCTGTCGACAGCATTCGTTTCGCAGGGACAGCCAATCAAACGCGTGATGATTTCAGCGCCCTCATGTCGGTGCTTGGGAATATGGACACTGACTCCCGGAAGACTACTAGAGCCATTAGCGTACGAGATAATGAGCCCCTTGGTGACTGGGGTGCAGGCTTCAATCAGTCAACTAGTATGGGCAAAGCCGCTCGTGGCAGAAGGATGGCCAATGCCACCCGTAGTATTTCTCGTTTGCTGCACCCGTATAGTTGGGACTATGAGGGTAGCAGTGGTAAATTGTCTCTCAGCGAGACTGATAAGCCTAAGACCGTCCCCTTCGGTGGCAAGGAAGGCCTAGCGCCCTTGTCTCTCTGGTCATCGGGTGCACTCAAGCGGCGAGGAGGGAGTGTCACCCGTGCTAGCATCAATCCCACGTACACTGGCGGCCTCCCCACCATGACTGCCACTCATGGGGTTCCCGGAGAGGATAGAGCGAGAATCCATGTCGCTCCCAATATCGCTAATCACCTGTTTGGTGAGTCTCTGGGCTATGAGGGTGATGTTCTTCACTCACCAGAGGCGGCGGACTACTACGAGACTGGTAATCAGAGAACAGCCGCTCAAAGGGAGTTGAGTACAGTGCCGCCTAACGAGACCATGGGAGATAGCGGTATCATGGCTCGGGGCTTCGACCTCGAGTTAGACGTACTCACAAACGAGGACCTCATTCACAAGAAGGACGAAGGGGACCCAGTCCCCATCAAACCCATGCACCGCATCTTCGCCCTCGATGACCTCGAGCATCTGAGAGGGTTCTCTGATGACTGGGTAGTCTCCTCTTGGCCTGAGGGGGAGAGGGTCATCGTTCACAAGAAAGGCAAGAAACTAGTCATCACCAACAGTGGTGGTAAGAAGGTCGCTATCCCAAACAAGGTCCGCAAAGACATCAGGAAGGCGTATGATGCTGATTTCATAGTGGATGCGATATGGGACGACGAGTGCCTGCATATCGTTGATGTCATCCAAGTCGCGGATGAGAAGGTATGGGACGACCGAACGAAAGACAGAAATCGTTTGCTGCGTGCGAAATTCGAGGCTACTGATAACGTATCGATACCTGCACCTATCAATACCAAGAGAACCGATAGTGAGGGACTGCAACGTGCATATGATGACCTCATGAAGGAGAAGGGGGTTAAGCAAATCCTCTTGAGGGACGCCGAAGCGACTTACATGAGAGGGGAATCAAGACATCCGAAATGGGTCTTGTGGAGGCCTGACAAGACTATCGATGTCCGAGTGGTGTGCTCTTCTGGCGCACAGCATTGTCTAGGAGTTGGCCCTATTGACGAGGAGATGGCTAGGAGCATTGGCAATCGCAGTCAGGAGTACGAGGGTGAGCATTACATGGATGTCGGTTCCCTGTACAGCACTAAGGTCGAGGAGGGGGATTACATCACAGTGGCTGTCTCTAGCACTTCCGTCACCAGCAGGAAGAAGACTGACATCTACCAAGTCAACGCCCCTCGATACATAGGCCCTTCAGAAAGTCATGCCACTGATAGTATTGACACCCTTCGTATTCTCTCGCCTGCTACAGAGCGTAACATACCACATAAGGTCAGGGTGAAGAAAGGCAATGTGCTCATCTCCTTCCCTCTAGGTGATGTGGTGTACGAGACTGAGTCCATAGGTCATGGTTTCATTATCAAGTCAGTCGATGCCCCTTCAGACTACCTCGGTAGGATAGCGGAGTCACAGAGGGACTACTGGGCTCCCCTCGCTGCCGTCCTTCTCAGGAGTGAGAGCGAGAAGATGAAAGAGAAGGATGAGAAGGAGGCTGTCGTGCCAGAACCCCCAGCCAATCACGACAAGAAGCCGAAGAAGGTACTGAAGCCTTCCGAGAGGCTACTGAAGGACCCCGAACTCGCTAAGTCCATCGTAGTCTCACTGCATAAAGTCGAGGAACTCCTGAAGGAGAAGATTACTTGGACAGGTCCCAAGGGCTTGGGTATCGACCATGGTAGTCCCATAGAGAGCCCATCCGGCCCTACTGAGAATACCGAGGGTTACAATCTGCCAGACCACGACCCCGGTCACAGGCAGGAGAAGCACGGTGCGTGTTGGTGTGGCGCTGAGAAGGGCCAGACCTGTGAGCAGGGTAGGGCTCACAAAATGGAGGACTGTCCTATATCACACCCTCCTAGGGATGAGAGCAAGGACCCGAAACACATACGTTTTTCTCATTCTTCTCGTGAAGATTCTTCCGTGTGATTCATATACCATGAGAATAGATAGCGGCGTTTGTGCTCATGCTGGACCAGCGGGTTATCGACCCTGTCTTACTGAAAGGCAGGTCCAGTGACTTAGTCGTTGCAGGCTACGCATCAGTCGAGATGGTGGATAAGCAGGGCGACCTCATCACACGCGGTGCACTCAGGGACGCTTTCGGCAAATTCATGAAATCACCCGGTTTCAGAAACGTCCAACTAGCCCACTCCAATATACAAGTAGGTGAGGTGATACCCACTTACGAGGACACATCTGGCAGGATGTGGAAGTCAGAGGTTGATGACACCGGCATGTTCGTCGTCATCAAACTACGCAGTGACATAGAGAAGGCCCGTGAGGTCGCAGCAGAAATTCGCAAGGGGAACCTGAAGTCGTTCTCCATCGGTGGACAGGCTTTCGAGCGTGTCAATAAGCATGATGGCACCAGAGGTGACTATCGTGAGATAAGCCGCATGGAGTTGCACGAAGTGACCATTTGCGAGAAGGGCATCAATCCTGAGGCCCAATTTAGAATCCTAAAGGAGGATAAAACAAACGGTGATAATATGACAGACCCAATGAATGAATTGCAGAATGTGCTGGAGCGCTTATCCAAGCGTCTCGACGATGCTGAAGCCAGTGAGGCTGATGCTACTCTGAAAGCGAAGGAAGATGCTGATAAGTCGAAAGACGATGCAGACAAATCCAAAGATGAAGAGAAGATGGACGAGAACAAAGAGAAGAGCGACGACGGCAAAGAAGAAAAAATGAAGAAAGGCGACTTAGATGACGTGATTACCACGGACTATCTGAACTGGCTCGAGACGACTGTGAAGTCCGCTGGGTTTGACCCAATGGCAGCACGCGGTCACTTCGAGGACCCCGAAGACGTGGGCAAGGCTTACCTCCAAGAGGGGAAGCATGGCTACGACCACAGGGGACAGGGCAGCATCGAAGGCGCTGGCGAGGATGACTCAAGCAAGAGGCCAAAGATGAACTTCGGGTCCGCACCTAGCGGGAACAAGAACGTCATAAAGGGCGACTACCTTGACGAGTCCAGTGTCGAACCCTCACAGATAGAGGAGGCTTATCAGGTCTACAAGGCCGCTGCAAAAGAGCAGCAGTTCAAGACTGACCTCGGTAACCAGTTCTCCATGAGGTTCCAGAAGGAGATGCAGGTAGAAGCAGACGTTGCTGCCAAGGCATCTTACGATGCTAGGGACCCTATCACAGACCTTCAGAAGGCTGTTCTAGCCATGTCTGACAGGATTGATAACATGGGTACTACAGGTGTTGACATCCAGAAGTCCGCAGCACCTGCGCTGAACGTCCACATTCCTGAGACCACCGAACTGGCACAGATGTCGTGGGACGATGTCCACCGACTAGCCGGAAAGGCTCTACAGGGAGGTGACAACTGATGGCACGTAATTATGTACGAACAATACAAGATATGGAAAGATACTACTACGGTGGTACAGCAACGACCGGGTACACCTACAGCAGTGGGGACATACTAAAGGCAGACGCGCCTCTTATGTCCACAACGGCTGGTACCTACCAAGCAATCTACGGAAGGAAAGTTTGGTCGCAACTGAACCAAGAGTTCAACGCGTTTAGCATACTTCCAAAGAAGCCTTGGGAGCGAAGTGGGTGGAGAATCATCACCGCCAAGCCTTCGTTCAACGTAGGCGGCGGACTGGCTGAGAACGCTACTCTGCCAGACACCACCAAGCCTGACTTCCTA